CCGTGGTGTTGTGGAATTCCAACCCAACGCCTTCATGCCAGATCAGGGCTTCTTTCATCATGCCGCTATCGACAATAAAAAAGTCGTTAGTATCGTAGTCATCCAATAAGGGAAGCTCGATAGACTTCCAACGCCCACGTTGAAAGTTGGCGTTGTTGGTCATCTCGTCCACTTTGCCTTCGGATTTCTGGACTTCCCACACCGCTTCGGCCAGGTTCGTACCATGAATGATGGTGTCAAAACTGGTGTCGATGCGTTCTCCGATGTCGTCTTTGAGGCCACGGGATTGAATCCGCAGAGTCTCAAGGTTTACGGCATCAAAGGCTAGAGTGGAAAGATTGTCAAAGCCGGTTGCGGTGGAAACCCCGGAAGCTTTGGTAGTGTGGCTGTTGGAACACAGCGCCACGCCTTCTTCTGAGGTCATAAAGGTGAAAGCTGACGAATCGTGGTAGATGAAGGGTTCATGGGCGATTTTATTCATTTTGCGGTTAGCCGCGGTGCCCAAACCTCTTGCTCGTCCCTCGATTACGTCATAGCGTTCGGTATCCAAAAGCCTGCGCTCAATGGTGATACCACCGGCGTATTCTTTTGGTTCGATTTTAGTCGTGTAGCCAGGGGCTACCGACTGATAAGTGACCGTCCCGTTAAACTCTGCGGGGTCCGGCACACTTCCCATTGACATATACTCAAGCCACGCTTTTGAATCGTTCTTGACAGTGTACAGACTGTCTTTTACCAACGGCAGGCCTTTGTAGCGATCCCAGAAAACCTTATCAAGACGATCATCCAGGAGGCGTACAAATTGCTTACTTGTTAAAGGATTACCCATTTGTTACCTCCTTATGCGGCTTCAGGCATTGGCCCGCTATACAGTGAGAATACAGCGTATTCTTTGCCGGACTCCTCAAGGTTTACTTCGTGGTAATAGACGGCGTAATAGTCGTCCATCACGTTATTGCCGTCAATCGCATCGAAGGCAGTGGTAAGATCCATGCCGCCATAGCCAAGAACGCAGGATGCTTGAACAAAAACATCCCCGGCTGCGATTGTATAGGGAAATGGAACGGTGACTGTGGTGGTAACAGTGGTGATATCGGTAATCGTTCGATAGATACCCCTGTTTGCACCGCTACGGCAATAAATCATGCCAAGGTCGTCTGCGATATCCGCTGTTGCAACCGGCGACACAATGGTCGTTCCGGCTGAGTTTGCGGTGACATTGACGATCTCATATAATGCCGTTCCCCAAGTTGTATTGAAAATAGGCGCTCTTACCAATGTCACACCAGGGATAATCAGTGTGACCTCTACTTCAGACGGACCGTATGCTGCAACGGTTGCCTGAGTTGTCGTGTATGTAGTTCTTTGTCCGTAGGCCGCTGTACCAGAAACCGGGGCTACCCAGGTGCTACTTCCATCAACGATACCAGTACAAATACCCAATATTTTGGAAGTATCTTCACGAGCATCAACCGCTATGTCGGCTATCGCACAATTACCGCCAATACTGGCAGTAACAGACGACTTAACAAGCTGACCGACATACATGGTTTCACCCGTTTGGAGTTTTCTGACAACAGGAGCGCCGCCAACTAAACTACCAGCGTATGCAAAACCTCCCATAATTAATCTCCCTTGCTATTTAATGAGCCGCAAAAAGGACATCCGCTTGTGATATTCGGCTCATAGATTATTTTAGAAATAGTTACTTCCCCTGCGGTAGCGGCTGATTCCGTGGTCAGGCTGTCGGTTGAACTCAACAGTATCGTACCTCGAGAAACACCCCGGTCTGCAATGGTGTAACTGCCATCATTCGTGCCACTGTCTGTTGTAATCGAAATAGACCAATTGCTTTGAATATGATTGTCCGCAAACCCTAATGCACTATCTGAAAGGTATGCGGGATCATCACCGGCCTCGGCGGTAAAAGACACCGTGGTCGCGGTATACGAAGCTTCATCAGTATATGTCGTGGGGGTGGGGGTGGCGTTATCCCCATAGTTGCCCCGTTTTGTCACCGGTACATCAGATTGCGCCATTTTCTTTGACACACATTCCATGCCGCAAACCTGGCACCGATAGGTACTTTCTTTTCTATCTGGAACACTTCTCATTATTGACCGTATAACTTAGCAAGATCCTCTTCACTGTATCCCCATTTTTGGGCCATCGTTTTTGTTACATCATCTAACTTAGGAACTTTTGGCTTTGGTGTTGACCTTGCCGGCGGCTGAAGACCCGATGATGTGTTTTGCGCCGTATTCGCAGATAATGGATTAACCTTTGCGCTTTGTCTCGTTCTGATAACATTTGATAATGCATCACCTAAAATAACCTTTCCTGCCTGATTCGGAGGAAGATCTGAATCAAATTTTCCGGTCTGCACCATTTTCTTAATCTCTGCGACCACTTCGTTTCCCAAACTCTTATCCGTATACAAAGGGTCAGATTCCATTAACTGTCCAACTGTTTCCATCGTGTTGTTTAGATGGGTGGTTTGTTTTTGGGTCATCTCGCTTTGGTAAGCCTTAAACTCTGACCGGATAACGTCCCTTGGATTTTCCAAAAGACGGGTGCTGATCTCATCTGGAGTTTCCTGCCTTTGAGACAGCCTTTCGTTAATTACGTTTCCGATATGCGACAATGTTTCCTTATCCCTTCTTCCCAGCCAAGACCTAAAGCTCTGATCTTGTTTTCTTAATTCTTCCTGAAGCTGATCGGTTGTGATGTACGCCGGCTGCTCGACTTCAGGTTCTTGTTCACCTTCAGTCGGCTCCGTTTGCTCTGCGCTTTCTGCGGGAGCTTCTTGAGTATCGACGGTTTCATCTGGCATTTTAG